GCCCCATAGCTTTACTTGTGGGTTCTGGCTATGGTTCACTACAGATTGAGACTCTTGAAAGTAGTCAACCGAGATTTCAGAGTCAACCCCGGGGTAGCGTAGTAAGCACGTCCTGGGGTTTTTATATTTCAGGGTTTTAATTTTTGTCAAAATGATATATAATAAAACTAACCTTAAAAATTTAGTAAATTAAAAGAGAGATGCGTACCCATCCCTCTAGTCAAATTATAGTATAACACACCAAGTTATACAATACAAGCACTAGAGAGATTCGAAGTTTCTAGTGCTTTTTTATTACTGAAAACTTGAGGGGTAATTAATGTCTAGCTTGCTAGGCCATCAAATAAAGAGAGGGTGTTTAAATTAGATGTTGACCCTAAAATCTCAAAACTAAAAAGCCCTATACAGCACAACCATACCCAATGTAGGAGCAATCCTATAAACCGTGGGCAAAACCTTAATAATTTATCTAGTGGGGGAGGGTACGCTGGCCCTATAAAATGAATCCGTGAAGACGGTTATAAACACTGGTTACGTTATTAATTCTTTATTTTAAACTTTTAATTTAACCCAAGTTTAGTATTGGGGAGGAGGAGTAATGCAACCATACATAAAACTAATAGGTGGTGATATAAAAACTATCACACTCGAACAGGCTATAAAAATAAAAGCTATACTAGATGGTGAAGTTGAACCTGAGAATAAAGCTCAGGAAACTTATATACTAAACGTAGAAGACATTTTTATACCAAACGTGGATACAAACTCAACTGAAGCTATTAGGGCGTTTATAAAGGCTCATATTGCCTTAGAACCGCACAAACTAAAAGATGATATTTATAAGGCTAGATGGATAGCTGATTACAATAAAAAGTTAAATCATAATTGATTGACCACTAGCGCCGTTGATCTTATCCTTTTTAAACCTTCTAGCTCCGTAGAACGCAAAAGCTGCAGCTTCAGTTGGATCACTCTGAATATCCGGGTTCATACTAGCATAGCCAAACATGCCATCTTTACCTATGCTTCGCTTTTTGACAGTACGTATTGATAGATTTAATGCTGGCTGGTTGTAATGAGTAAGTTGGGCGGTTTCAATACCATGATAAAAGTCCGCATAAGCTGCGCCAGCCTCACGTGCATTCGGTGTGAGTATCTTTTTCTTTAATTTTGGATTAGAGCGCACTAGCTCCTCTACCAACAACTGGGTTCCAGCCGCCCCATCAACAATGATTTTATTAGGCTTACGCCAACGTTCCAATAGCCAGTTGGCAAGCCACGCCGTTCCAGCGCTCATTGGTTTACGTTCTACCAGCTCGACGTGAACCCTTGTGTCTGGCATTATAACCCCGATTGCAAGTGAAACAGCGCTGCCGTCTGGGGCGAACTTTACAGCATAAACTATGTTAGGGTGATCTGGTATCTCCACCTTCTCTACCGCTAGTGGTGACCACATATCATCGCTTATAGCACGCATACTCTCCACTCCAGCAATCCAGCCAAGTCGCATTTTATTAAAGCTGTCAACAGCCATTTTTTGCGATTCTGATTTAACTGCAGATTTCATCAAAAAGTAACCCATACTTGGATTGGTTGCATACCAGGCGTCTTGGTCGTTTAGATCAGTTATATTCTCGACAGACCACTCTTGCCAGCATACATCTGGCGCTTTACCGTCGATGACATTCTTCCGTAAACGTAAAAACACCGTACCGCTACCGCCCCCGCTTGGCGGAGTTCCAGCACGTATTGTTTGGTGGTTTTGGTTTTTACCAGAGGATATTGTTGGCAATAATGCCTCCTGCTGAGCGTCTGTTTCCTCCTGATCCTCATCTAGCAACAGGACGTCATTTGTGGTGCCCAGACCATTGGTTCTGGTTCTGGTTCTAAATACACAACGCCCTCTATTGCGCAATTCTACATAGTCTAGTGACTTTGGTTCCTTACTGAACTCATCTGTCAGCATGTCGCGTATTTCCTCCTCTGCATCATAAAAGAACCTCAGAACACGTCGCTTTATCTCAGATACAGTGTTATCACTGTGAGCAGTATAAATAAGAGCCTCGCCCAAAAAAATCATCCCGCCAACAACACGGGCAATCATAAGTTCTGATTTACCGTTCTGCCTAGGCACTAGAAGCCCGCAGTCGGTATTCACCCATTTCCAACTGCCTTCATCATCTTTTTCCACAGCCATCCAACGGTATAAAATAGCCTTTTGCCATGGTAGCAGTGCAATCCCATAGTATTCTAATAACTGTATAGTTTTATCAGCAATCCAAATATCACCATTTTTGTAGTAATCAAGTCGTGGCTTTTGGTTACCGTAGCGTAGTTTCGGCATTATTCTAAGTCCTCAATTGTCACGCGCGATCTAAAGCTAGTATGCCGCGCACCATGACCGTTTTGGCTTGGTCGTTTAGGTTTTATATCTTCCATATCACCAAGTAATTGACCGAGTTTAGTTGCTTTTTTAGGACCTAACCGTTTTTCATAATCAGCAATTTGTGTCATTATCTCGGTCATTTCACGCGCTAGGGCGGCTGTATCGCGCGCTCCTGCGCCCTTTTCTAGCTTTTCGGCTATTGCATCACGTGTAGCCTTTAGAACGCCCAGACGGTCATTTTTGAGCGCCAGAGCCACAATGCTCGTAGTCTCCTTAGCTGCTTTAGATTTTGTAAGCCCAGACTGGTGTATCTTTTCAATTCGATGCGGGTTGCCAATAATGTCATGCCAACGGCTGAGTGCTGCGTATGCTTCGGTTGTCAGAAAGTCCTGCCCGGTGGCTGCGAGCATCTTTATATGGCTTGGTGGCATCTTTTTAAAATGGTTTAGCCAGGCATCGTAGTCATCTAGCTTAGGTAGCTTTATTTTCAGGTTATGCTCATTCCACTCTTCTGTTAATTGTTTGAAGTATTTGGGTGATAAGCTAAAAAACCAATCCTCGTGTGAATCGCCTTTTTTATTGGTTGCCACTTTGCTAGTCCTTAAACTCAAGCCCACAGCCGGGACAGGTGTGTACTTTACTCTGATCGTCTTTTGCTGCCGGGTCGTCCGGTTCATCTCTTATGTCACCAAAGTTAAAGCTAGGCACCCCCCAATTCTCTAGCTCCTCGATATCCCACCGATTAGCAATAATATCAGTATCCCACTCACCAGAGGCGGTGTTGTCTTTTATTATAAACTCACGTTTTTGTTTTTCAGTTAAACCAAATACTTGTTTTACGGTAACATCACTATAGCCCAATTCTTTTAGTGCATGTATTCTCTGATGACCACCGAGAATAGTTAAGTTTTCATCAACCACTATCTCGCGCAGTTGCTTCATTTCTGGGAAGTCTTTTAATGATTTCTTAAGCGATTCATAAGCCTTACGGTTTATTGTGCGAGGGTTTAGATCATTGGCAATTAGTTTGTCTATTTTTTCAACGTAGGTTTTTACTTCTACGCCATCGTCTGGTTTGTCCATAAGTCGCCTTCTCCTTTCTTAACCGGGTAGTTCCCGTGTGCGCTTTGGTTACTGTTGTAATTGTATCACAACAAAGGTTTTTGTTTTAGCAACTACCAATTATTAGATAGTGGAACTGGGTTAGTGTTATCAAGACCTTCATAATCTGAACTCATTCTAGCGCCCTTTTTACGGTTACATCTACTGTGAGTAAGCTGGAGATTTTCCACATCGTACATAGCACCGCCCCGTGATCTGGGTATAATGTGATCGACTTCAACTGAGAGCGGTGAGAACGCTGGGGCTTCAAAATCTATCTCTTTATGGCAAATAGCACAAAACGGGTCTTTACTAGCTATGGCACGCTTACGGGCGTTTGCCCACTCTGTATTATTCCACTTCTGTACTTGTGGTATGTAATCCATTATTCACTTAGCTGTCTAGCTGACAGTTCAGTATTAATAAAATTGCTTCTGGTAGGTTCATAGCCGTTGTCAAGCAAAAACTTTAAACGATCATCATAATTTACTGGGTGTAACTTATCTAGATTATCAAGCGCATATGCTACTAAGTCACTAGGATTGGTTACTTTTGGCAAATCAGATTTACTATTTGCAATTATGCCAGCTTTTTTTTCAATAGATGTAATATCGTTCATAATACTCCTTATACCAAAGATACTAATTTTCCACCAAACATTGTAACGTCTGCTGTAGACTCTAGCGCCACTGCGTTTGCTGAATATACCCAGAATTCCATGTAATCACCAGCAGTCAACTGTAACTGGTCAAATACTTCACCGCCAAGTGGGTTAGAAGAGTTTGAACCATCATAGCCACGACTATACAACACACCATTTTTATACAAGCATATTAAAAATCGGTTGTTTGCAGCTGATGTTATAGATGATCGTGCAAAGAATTCATAGAACCCAGTAACTGGCGCGGTGAACCTGTAGTTAGTTGCTGCATCATAATTATTACCAGTATCATACAACTCATTATTTACTTGTACTTTTGTAAAAGTACCAGCGCCAGGTGTTTGGGCAGATGGTCTTGTTGCCTTAAATTTATACGGTACATACGCAAGACCAGCAGCAAAACCAGCTGGGTTTTCAAAATAACTAAACGCTGGTTTATCAATAGGTACGTTTGCTAATGTGGTACTACCTATCCCAAGCAGGTTTACAGTAGTGTTTGTACTAAAACTTGAGCTGTTTACTACAAAGAATTTTAATGTGCCACTTTGGTATAATGCAATCTTTGTGCCAGCTCTAAATTGTGCGGTAACATCAGCACCATTTACTGTGAAACTACTAGCACTAGCGTATACCCAAACATATGTATCATCATAAGTCCAACCGCCTTGCAATATGCCTTGAGCCAATAACCTTAAATCATCAATAACAGAGTTAGTAATACTACCAGCGCCAGCTGCAACCCTAACACGAGCCAACTTTATAAACGGATTGCTCGCGCCGACAGCTGATTGTATTGCTGCATCACTTGGGTCAACAGGACTACCAGTAGGCGTTCCGGCAACAACAGATATTTTTACCACCCCATTAGTGTTATTACTCACCCCAGTGCTTGGGGTTACTGAATAGTCTATATACATAACTACAATATCACGGCGTGGGTTGCTTACGTCTGCAGTTCCTATCACTTGATTATATACAGCGTCATTCCAAGCTGGATGGCCATAAGTGCCGTCTGCTCTCGGTATTATTGCATCGCCAATAGCGACGTCAACACTCATATTAGCGCCAGCGCTACGTTGCGATACATTTAAACCGGTTAAAACTTCACCGGTGATAACTTTTTGAATTGCGCGAAGATGTCCGCTTTCGCTTGTTCTTCCGCCGTCTCTGTTTGATGTTGCTAGGCTCATGTTTTATTCTCCTTGTTGTATTTTATCATGTTTTATAAATTAGTAGTAGTAAAAGTTCCAGCGCCTCTTGCCCAAAAATAGAACTTCATAGTTACAAGTGGGTTCGGGAACGTATCGGAGCCACTGATACTTACTAACCAGCTTTGGCCACCATCGGAACTGCTTACGCTTTCACGTTCCACGTCTATCTGTACAGAACTAATACCAGCACCACTGGCTTCAGTATAAGTATACTCCATTTTATATACTAAACCCTGTTGATCCCCATCATCCGGTGTGAACGTAAGCCTGAATCGGGTATTGTCAAACGTCACTCCAGTCTTGGTAACATCCGCAGCGTCATCACTGAAAATACGATACATCCGCACGCTGTCTTGACCAGACCTCGCAAAACCCTTGTATTCCTCTATGTCTTTTAGCAGTTGCTTTACATCAGCTACAAATTTTTGGCTAGGGCTAACGCGCATTAGTTTAACTCCTCTATAGATAAAGTAACGTTGTCATTTGCTACCACATAGGCTTTCATGTATTGGTTATTGAGAGGGCGTGTAATACCAGCCCCATCACCACCGTTCAATACTACCGTCCAGCTTTGTTTGTTTTCTTGACCCGGTGTTTGGGCATCTGCATAGTGTTGGATGCTGAAATAGTCACCGCCAGCGCCTATTTCATTAATGTAATCGAAAATGGTATGACGAGCTGCGGTTGGGCTATCTATACGCTGCTCTGGTATAAGATCGGCAAATAGCACGTTCTGGCTATCGGCAACTGCGGTAACTCGTAGTATTTTTGTACTAATATATGGGGTGTGTGTGCTCACTGGTGGTACGCCACCCCAATCATAGACATCACCACTATCGGTTCTATAAAATCGCACACTGTCGGTGCCGATATACTGCGATCGCTTAAGATCTCGCATTATTTTCATAGCGGCTGCTACCCTATTTTGCAGGTTCTGGTTGTTGGCTATGTCTATACGTTTGTTGTCCATTACGGTGCCGTCTGCCCTACTCCTACCGTGCCGTCACTACTACCAGATACATAAACCTTAATAAAATACGTAAGGGTGCCGAATACGTTAAAGCTGAACGTCCATCGATATTGATTTTCACTATCGCTATAATCTTTATCGAACATTGGATTGCGTACCGCAAGTATTGCAGAGTTTACACCGTCATCATATCCCCATAATCCACTGGGTAGCTCGCTAGGCTTGTTGGCTTCATCTGTGCCGCCAAAACGGATGTCCAGTTGCACGTTTTCGATTGGGAACGGCTGTTTTCCGCTTGAGGTGAATGTAATTTCAAAAGCACGATAACCAAAGTCACCTCCACTGTTGCTGGCACTGCTACTAATATCCCATGTATTATCGTTGGTAACAAAATAACCACGCATTCCAGACGCGCCACTATAACGTTGTTTATTCTTTATTTGCCGTATGTCATTCTCGGCTTGGCTTAGCAGGGTTGCAAACTGATTCACTGGGTCTAATTCTAACCTGCTCATAGCCCATAATTATCCACTGTTATTGCTATATCCTCTGCATCATTCTCATCAAGACTAACCGCTATCTTTTCTATACGATACGTTCCGCTAAGTGGCAATGCCGAGTGGCCGATAACCTCTATTGGTATGCGATCACCGATGCCTAATATATCTAAGTTAGCGACCGCTCCGCTAACACTAAAGGTTGGTAACTCTAGAATGTTTTTAACCTTTTGTAGATAACCATAGGCATTCTCATCGAGAGTCTGCTGTCTAGTGACGCTGTTGAAGCTGATTATCTTTTGACGGGTCTTATAGTTGCCACGGCTGGCTGCATCAGCTGTAACCGTACGCAGTGCCTCCTCGCCAAAACCAGATCCAAGTGCAATAATATAGTTGTATAAACTAGTAGCCGTGTGCGTAACCCTCCCAGATTTTACGTTATAAGGATAGGTAAACTTCATATCGGGGCGGTTACTACCAATCTGCGAGAAGGTTTCAATCGTTCGATCATGATTAAATCTAAAGTCAAAGTTGCCGTCGCTAAGATCGGTTAGGTTTACCAGACCGTCTCGGACGTTCTGATCAACATAGCCACGGTCGCTGAGCAGACCACTGCTGTATTGTTGTGAACCTGGGAATACGCCGAAATCATCATCTACATTGCCGGTGTCTTGAGTTTCATTTAGCAGATCGAGGGCAATAGCTACACGCTCTTGCTGTATATACGTTTTGGTAACATAGCGATCACCAAATAAATCCAAAAACCCTGTACATTTAACTTCAACCGTAATTCCGCTTTCCTGAAGGTTATATTGCATATCTACTACATGAACTCCAAAATAATAGCTACCATTACGTTTCACTCGTATATCAGTAACATATGTTTCTAGCACTGCTTGTGGGGCTGCCCCTAAATCAGCACAATAGGCTTCAAAAGCAGTCAAATCCATAGTGAAAGTTAGTGATTCACTGGCGTTACGAGTAATCTCAAAACGTCGGTTTTGCACAAGCTTAGTAATATCACCAACTTGAGAGCCGTTTATCCAACACTCAAACTCGTATTTTAGTGTTGGGGTCATCCTATATACCCCTCACGCCGTTGCGCCAATAAATATCAGCTGTAACCGTGTCGCTACCACTACCACTATCTAGCACAATTGAATTAGCGCCAACTTGCAATCCCCACCAAACACTGTCATTCGTTTTATTACCAATAATATTAGCTCCGTTTAGCGTTAGTGTGCGCTTGAACATATCAACTACAACTAAATCACCGTCCACCATGTTAATGTCAATCTCAAAACGCTCACCGGTAGTTTGGTTAGTAATAATTGGGTTATCAGCCTGATCGTGTAATTCAATACGTGGCAAGTACATAGCTTCGCCAGAGTTTGTTACCACTGTTGGCGAGCTACCGCTAGCCCAATCAACCGGTAAATCATATGGCGTCAAGTAGCCACCCTGGGTAACTCTGGTCACTGAGGCGCTGTTCTCATCACCGCCATCTGTAGAATAGAAGAACGGATCACCAGCTGTAAGCTGTATTAAGAAGTCACTCATCATACCACGTTGTAGATACTCCAGTTTGACATCTGTAACGTTGCAATCAATCCGATATCTCTCTCCGCTAAATACAGTTATGTAGATAGGTATTGAGGAGCCTATTGGGAGCGCATCTTGCAGGGCTGCCCTATCTAGCTTGTGCTGGGCATAAGTCATGCTTTTATCACCTATTTTGCCAGTAATAGTAATTGTGCGAAAACCATAAAGCTGATCAGTGACCATACCCCCAGAGCGCCCAGAAAACAGAAAGCTAGATGTACGGATATCAGCAACGCCGAGCCCAGTTACATTTGTAATGATAAAGTGGCTACCGTCTGATTGCGCGCTTAGTGTTAGAAGTTCATTTATAGATATATTCATTTTACCGCCTTATTTGCCATGCTAACTCTCTTGTTACGCTATCTAAATCAACCTGATTGTAGATATTATTATTTTGTACTATATCAGCCTTACCTGCAACCGATGGTTCACCAGCTGGCATGACGTATGGCATCGGTGCTGCCATAGCTCCAGATAGTGATGGGTTGAGGGTCGATGGGGTCATAGTCGCAATGGCCGAATTTGCCATGTTAATAGCGGCTTTTTCAACCATCCCAATCCCCTTGTAGATACCCTGGGCAAGACCAGCTGGAACTTGCTTACCAAGAGCGGCTGCAACCCTAGATGGCGAGTGGATTCCAAGGGCATCACGGATCGGGCCGGGTATCTTGTCCCTGACAAAACTAATAACCTTATCTTTTAGCCAACCACCCATGTCGTTAATACCGTTCCATAGACCTTGTACGGCGTTTTTACCAATACCGATGAGATTGCCCGGCGAGAGTACGTTGCCAATAGTACGTATGATGTCCCATGCCGCGTTAGCCACTGAGCCAGCCATGCTAGCTATACCTGATATGGTCGCCTTTAGTAACTGGACACCAGCGTTAATCATTTGCTGTATAAACGCGCCATTAGTCAACACCGCGAGTATGTTCTTGATGATGATTGGGATCGCGCCAACTAGCGCCGGTATGATTATCGGGATAGCTCGTACGAGAGCTAAGAGCAACTGTACCGCGCCCATAATGATAGCCTGTAAAGCGCTTGGGTTGGTTAGACCGTTTACTAGAGCCGTAATTATAGTAGGCAAGGCGTTAGCGATATTTTGTATGATGGCTGGCAAGGCTTGTACGATAGCCAAAAATAGCTTGATAAACGCGTCAATCAGTAACGGCATTGCCGCCAGTAGAGCGTTGACCACGCTAGGTAGTGCCGCGACTAGCGACTGTATCAACGAGACCACCGCGCCAATTAAAGCTGGTAATAGAGCTGGTAGGGCTGAGGCGAGGGCTGGTATCAACGCGCTTAGTACCTGACCGATACCGCTAACAATTTTTGGTAACATAGCCGTAATCTGAGGGACGGCTATATTTATAGTGTTTAAGAGCGAGTCAATAAAGCCACCTATGTCACCCTGACCAGCTAATAGGTTGTCGAACGCCTTTTTAGTGGTATTGAGCGAGCCTGATAGCGTTTCATTCTCTTTAGCGTAGTTACCGGCGTATTTTGCAGTCTTTTCTAGGAATAGCTGATTTGCCAAACCAACCTTTTCTTGAATGGACATTTGAGCAGTTGTTTTACCAAGCCCTTTTTCTAGCGCATAGGCATTTAGGCTGGTGTCATTCATTGCGACACCTAAGTTATCCATCATGGTAAAGTTACCTTTAGCCATGCCGGTGACAGCCTCAAGCGCGTCAGTCGTTGAGATACCCATAATTGAGGCGATGTCTGAGGCTCGTTGCATAGAGTCGGCTGACATGGTCATCGACTGCTGTACGCTAAACCCTGCGCCTTGGAATAGAGACCCCATTTTATTAGCGCCCTGTAAGAACTCTTGCTGAGATAGACCAGCCGAGCTATAAGCTGTTTTAGCTTTCTCTTGTATGGTCGAGGCGAACTCACCGAATACCGCCTCAGAACCGCCAAGCTGTTGCTCTAGCTCAGCCGCCGACATAACCATCTTGCCAGTCAGCGCGGCGAGACCAGCGATACCAGCCGCCATACCAGCGGCGATAGCAACGCCACCAGCTTTAGCTATACCACCAAGTTTGCCGATGGCGTTTTGGAACGGACCGGCATTACTATTAACTTCATCGCCCAGAGCGGCAGTAGCAGGACCGGCTGAGCCTTTGAAACCAGCGGCAATTTTGCCCTGTATCCCAGTCATGTTTGGGGCTATTCTTACGTATGCTGTTCCGATGTCTGCCATATGGTTGCGTTTATTCCTTCTTTTAAACCAGTTTTCCCGCAACCGTCGGCGTGTACTTTATATCAAAATTATATCACAATAAACCTATATTCGCCCCGCATCTTTTGCTTTTGAGAGGGCTACCCGCCCAATATAGTTTTGGTGTTCATCTATACCATCGGCTTTTATAGTAGCAATGGCTCGCACGCCTCGGCGGATTGTGCCCACGTGAGAGCTGATGGTGATGGCTGGTGGACCATTAGATATGCTGGAGGCCATAGATCTAGCGCGCTCTGCTATGGCATCTGCGGATCTCTTTACAACCGGCATAGCCATATTTTGGAGTATATCAGCGCCCCCAGATTGATCTAGCGAAAATGTTATGTCTTTACCCATACAACTATAGTATACACTTACCCACGTGGTTGTGAAAGTATGGATCTTATATCATCAGTGGTGTGGGCCTGTGAGCCATTATTTATCTTGCTGCGGTTAGTTTGTTTTTTTATAAAATCTGGTGTGAACGGCTTCGGGATGTGCTTAGGTGCTTTCTTTTGAGCGTCTTTACTATTTTGCCAAACAAGGGTTTCTAGTAAGTAGTTAGCCTTATTAGCAAGAACCTCACTCCAACCCCACTGGTTGGACGGCTCTATTTTTGTGAATACCCTACAGCCGTTAGGCAATTGGAACATCAACCGCGCTGCTCTTTCTGGCGATACTTGCGCTATATCGAGGTTGTAATATTGCTGAAAGTCCGCTTCTAGCTCATCAAAATACTGCCAGCGTATCTTGAGAAGCGCTAGCCTTTTGGGTCAAATTGCTCAATTATGGCGGTGTAAACTTCTGTTAGTTTACTGACCCTGAACCTTCCCTTATAATCTGGTGTATCTTTGTGTAATTCTGCATCTAATTTGCTAAAATGAGACTTCATGTCATCATAGCCCTTTTCACCAACAAGGAATTTTATTAGGGGTACGATCCCAGCCACCTGGCCCTTATTCTCGATTCGGTCGATATATTCAAAGGCCTCAACATCATCTATTAAGTCTGTATCTACAACAAATGTGTAGCCATCGAGTTTAATTTCTTTAATGCTTAGTTTTTTGTCTTGTTGTTCGGACATAAATACACTCCAATTTCTTATTATAATATCGTATTTAGATTATACCATAACAAAAACACCCAGAGAATTCTGGGTGCTTAATTTGTTTAGCGCGTGCCTAAGAAGACAATGCTGTAGCAATGTACTCTTTGTGAGTTGTGCCACTGCTATCAGGGTAAGCTACAAATACAGCTGGGTATGTAATAGCTTCGCCATCAACATAGGTGATCTCGCCGCTTCTGTCGGTGATCTGAGCACTTTCAACTACGATACGCTTAATGCGACCGCCAGTTAATACAAGCTCGAACACTACAGATACGTTTGGTAGCATTTCGCTGGTTTGAGTAACAGTAATACTACCGTCAACCTCTTCCACAACGTTGTCCTCACCGTAGTAAGTTTTCAGCGCTTCTGCGTTGGTTTCAATAAGATTTACGGTAAACATCTCCTTAAAGGTTGTTTGACCTACCAACACTAAATCACCGCCCCAGGCGTTGACTTCCTCTGTGCTAGTTTCTACTGAATTTACCAAGCCATCCTCGCTAACGTATCCAAGACCCTTGAATGCAGCATCCAATGGCATGTGAGCGTTAGTTGGTAGTGTTGTGCCGTAGGGAGCTACGTACACCGCACCTGTTGACTTTGGTTTACCAAACGAAACGTTTTGTGCGTCGTTCATGATTTATACCTCCTAATAATGTTCTAGCACAACAATGCCATATGCAGAGCTCTGCTTGTATTTTTATTATATCACTATTTTTGTTTTAGCAAACGTAATATGTCTTTTTGAGCTTTTGCAATCTCTGCCATGGATATGGATAGCTGGTTTAGGGGGAGTTCCTTATAGACAGAAACTTGACCCTGAAGCTCTGAAATGGCTTTTTCATTTTCTATGTGCAGGTTGCGCAGCTCATTTACTTGGGTGGTTAGGGTCTCTATCAACTCTTTTTGCGATTGTATTGTAGCTTTAGTTGTACCCGTCTTTAAAAGTGCAAATATGATTCCAACAACACTAGTTATTACTACTAAGCCTTCCAGTTGTTTAACTACTTCATTAAAACCCACAATACTCTCCTATGAACTATAAATATCGTAATACAAATTTTGTGATGTGCTCAAGCTACTTAGGCTCTGGCGACCATACAACCCTAGTGATTGCAACTCTGTTTTCTTAAACCATAAATCTCCACTTGGGTTCGTGTATTTGTAGTTCTCAGAATAAGGCCCAGCGGTTTGTGACCAGCTTTCAACTGGCGGCTGATCTGTTGGGGTGAGCATTGCTCTCTTGACAGCCTCCATTACTACCCAGCGGGCTGTAGTTGCATAAGAGGTGCGTGCTGCAACCTGAGCGTCAACGTCCACGTCTACTGAGTAGCCAATCTCACGTATTCTATCACTCGCTAATTCTAGTAATAGCTCGGCTCTAGGCTCTTCGCCCGCTGGAATGTCTTTCCAAAATGCCTCAAGTTGGGCAAGGGTTGCAAACGGATCATTCATTACTGCGTACCTCCATTATTCATAAAACTGTTTGCAGCGAGGCTTGCTCTATTTCTCATAAGTTCCTCAGCTTCACGTATGCCTATACCTAGAAGTCTATAGCTAGCCATTGTGCCTTGTAGCTCTGGCATTGTTTGGAATAGCTTAAATAGTGCATCTCCAGCAGCGCCAATATCAACTTGGAATATAGGTTTCCACGACGGTATTAAATCTTTAAGCCCATCTGGCACAGCGTTAACTCTATCAATTGACATCCTAAGCGTTATTGCTATTTGCTTAATTTGCTCGCCCATTTCGGTTTGACTATTTTGGGCTTCAAGTAGTAAATCATCTGACATAGCGGCAAGGCTCTCTGGGCTGCTGGGATTACCAGTTTCATAGCCTAAGTTACGTAGCGTGAGTGCTGTTTCAGCACAAAAATCACGAGCCTTATCTTTTTTGGCAGTTTCAAACTGGTTAATGCTCATCTGGGCAAGTTGACCAATCTCTGGCTTGTCGCCATCCTCGTCTTTAGTTATTGCCCAAACCTTACCGATTGCACTGTCAAGTGCATCGTCTTTTTTAGCGCCCTCTGCTAAACCGTTGATGTAGCGCTGTGGCAAACTATAAAATTCCTCTGCTATTTCCTCACGGCGCTTCAAACGCCCCACTTCCTGAATAATGCGCCGGGCAGTATTAGTAAGCCTCGACTTGCCTAGAGGGCGGTCTGCGCTAGATCTGTGTGTGATTGGGTGTAACAAACATCTCCCTGTCGGGTTTGGTATAACTTCTGATATTGTGCGACTTTCGAAAATAGCAGTAAAGTTGGGTGTGAATACCATATAATCAACTGCTTCGTACCTCACATTTAGCTTTTTAGGCTTAGCAACGCCCCATTTTGTTACTGCAAGACCGTATTTTAGCAATCCAGTGCGCTGATCTACAACGCCAGTTGCCTCAGCCGCAGTAAATGGTACAAGTATTTTAGGATTTGCAGCTCCAACCGCATTATCCGCTACGCCAACAAAAGAACAGCCAGCTATGAAAGCGTCGTGCTTAGATTTGTTTATGACACTCCACGCCCCAATATCTGTAAAGTAATCATTGACTCCGAACGTATCCCGCCCGAATCCATCGAACACTACCCTATCAGATAAGGTGTTAACCGCCCTACTTGCCCAGCCGATACCGGGTCGAAGGTTTGCTAGTTGGATCGGTGTCGATATGCCAAAATCACGGACATCATTATCACCGTTATAATACTCGTATTTCTTTTCTACTTTTCTCGACTTAGATTGCAAACAGTCCAATAGCTCTTTAGCTATTCCCTGTGATATTTTGATTAGTTGATCTTCTACCGGCTGCATTTCCCTCTAATGTCCTTTTTTAGCCGGTTTTGCCGCTCCGTAACGTAATTATTCTGTTAATATTATATCAGATACTGTAATTGTAGCATACGTTAACGATCTTTTGGTTTAACATAGTTTTGCAACAATCCATTCCTTGTGCGGTAACCCTCTGTGATAATAGAGCAGTCACATCCACGATGTCTTCTGAATACTTCTGGGTTTGGGTTCGTATAGGTTCCGGCTAGTGATACACACCACTTGCAAGTTTCGCCGTTTACACTGCGGGTTACAGTTGGGTATTTACCACTCTGTTTAGCATTAACAAGCGCATCCTGTTGCGCTTTAGCTGCTGTGCTATCTAAGTAACTGCGAATTTGATCTTCAAGCCCAAGGCTCCCAGCGGATACACTACCAGATGCTATTTTAGCAAGTCCGTAGTACCTATCATCAATGCCAACGCCTCTAGTATGCTCTATTTCATAATCAAAAGCGTTCATATCATAAACTTTGGCATATATAGCAGTGCCTACCTCTCTAAACAATATCTCCTGATTTAATTGCCGTATCTCGGGGTCAATCTCTGGATTATTTATTAAAGCCACTGCTGCCAGTACTTTTTTTATAATACTATCATTTAATTTTGCGTAATCCATCAGAATCCCCAACCATCAATTGTATCTTTAATATCACTAAGGGCGGATATTGTCTTCTCAACTCTTTTTGTAGAATATGAACGCCCGCGCATCGGCGGCTTGGTATTAATCAGAACATCTATGAACTTGGATGCTTGCAAGTCGGTTAAGGCGTGTGTTATCTCAGCAATTGACTGGGCGTTGTTTACCAACTCGGCGTTATCACTAACAATGCCACTAGCAATTAGCAGCTCTTTTACCTCTTTAAACTCTTTTGTTTTCAACACCGCTAAATCACGTATATAGTTACTCTGTAATTCCGACGCCATCCTCAGCCTCCGCTTCTTTTAGATCAACAATAGCCGTGCCAGTGTGAACCCTGCCATCTGGGCCAGTTACCGGTGAGCTGAGCTCAAATCTGAATACACGCTCACCCTGCTCGTTGGTAACTACTCTGGCTCGCTCCCAGTCATCGTTAAGCTCTTTACCCTCTTTTCTAGTGAGCGCTTTCAGATCACCCGTAACCTTGTTTATATAAGGCAATATTTTAGCTTTAGTCATAAACTTATTTTAGCACAAAAAAGAAAAGACCGCCGGAGCGGTCTTTTCCCCCACTTAATCACTAGATTAAGAGCTTGCGCCAGCTTGGCTGATGATGCTGAATGCTGAACCATCAAAGATCGCGAATCCAAACACAGCTTCTGCGCGGATAGCGATTTCATTAGTTCTCTTCAAGTCACCATTTCCATCTGGGTTACCGTATTCGATTAACTCAAGTGGAACTTGGCGAGCAACACCCCATTTAAAGGCGCGCCAGTCACCCATAATAGCCTGGATGCTAACTTCGCTTGATTCAAGCTCCTGGCGACCACTAACTGTATCGCTAGATGCAGCCTGTAAGCCCTGGAAGCTATCGAAGTTAAATCCTAAACCAAGCTCTGGGTATAGAGGACGGTTTTCGTTGTCTTTCTTTCTGGCAAGTTGACCAGCAAATACTGGATCAAGTGCGATACCGGTAGCGGTGTAACCAGCTTCTTGAAGGTCTGCAGCTGCAGTTTCAAGATCAGTTTGTACGTCACCAGTTGCAACTACACGAGCAACGCCGTTACCAGCCTTGTCGAAGTAGTCACTAACACTTGCAGCTATTTCGCCAGTTGCTGGATTTATACCGTGGATGGCAACTAGATCAAGTGCGCGGCTAAGGGCAACAGCAACGTTTGTTACTAAGTTGTCAATGATACCGGTTTGGTAGTCTTCGTCTTCCCACTGAACTTCATTGCTGAAGCGGTAAGTGATCTGAACTTTGTATGTTTTTACAGTGGCTTTTGTAGGAGTGCCGTCTGCTGAACTCTTATTAGCGCTTTCACCAACTAGCTCTGCTTTAGGAGTGCCAGTGAATGTAAAGTGGTCGGTGCTTCCGACTTTGATTTCTGGGGCGGCTGGTGCTAATTGTGATAACACACCACCACGAATGTTTTTGCTCCAAGATTCACCAGTATGATTAGCGAGATCTAGAGCGCTAGTGCGAAGGGGGTTTCCCATAATAAATACCTCTCAACGATTAATGTTTTAAATTAGTCGTCAGATTTTCCACCAAATAATTTACCTGCTATAGCTTTAGAGTCGGTTGCCTTTTCTTCTGGCTTCTGGCTCTTATCTATGTTAACTGAGCCACCAGTGACACCTTTAGCCAGCTTTTCAGCTCGCTTGCGCATGTCTTCTGGGCTTTCACCAGTAACAAATTCTGCTAAATCGTCTGATAGTTTGAATTCGTTGACAATCTTTACTTTTTCGGTTTCCAACTTAGCACTGCCAAGTTGTTTTTCAAGTTCTGACTTTTCAGTACCGATAGCGTTAAGTTTGTCTTCGTATTCTTGGGTTATAGTATCAACTTTGCTAGCTTTTTCTTTTAGCGCATCGTAATCGGCAAATTTGCCACGTTCACGCTCCAAGCGTTTCTCAACAACGTTGTCTACATCCGCCTGAGTAAGTAGATTGTCTTCTACCTCTTTATACTCATCACCATCTTTTGTAAAATATTTAGTCATTCCCGCTTTTCCTTTCCGGTGCGTTACCGTTTTTATCTGACTATTCTTAATATAGCATATTGGAATTAAATTCAACAACTACTAACGTCTGTAGTACACATCACAATAGATCTGGTAGCGGCTATACTTACCGATTATGTCGTCAAGATTAACAACTGAGTTTACTACAGCCCTTGTGATGTTCTCATTATAAGCTAAGAGTCCTGGCACTAGATCGGCTATCTCATTAGCTTTTTCACTAGCAGTTTCACGGCTATTTTTGTGATATACCTCGATTAGTATCTCAGCACGATCAAGTACCATAGCCTCACGAGGACCACCAGTGCGATCTACAAGTATAAACTTCTCGGGAAGTGATTTTGGTTTATCACCGCTAACAGCCCAATCTGTAACTGAGTCAAGCCACGATATAACTATTGATTCAACATTAGCCATTTATACACTCCGCTCTAAAATACCTATTCCATCTAGTGGGCGTGTTGTCATTCATAAAGACAACGCTATCACTATCTAAACTAAATACCTTGCCATCCCAAGTAACTTCGGAATTGCTAACATCTCCAGTATAGGTTTTTGGCAAGTGAATGCGCACCTGATCTTTGCTCTGCTCCATTGCTTGTTGCTCACGAGCTGTTGTCGGTTCAGTAATAGGAGCTATTAGGCAGTCGTCAACTTCAA